ACTTGATCGAACACGTCGTCAAGCGCGTTGGCAATGCGAGCCGTTTTCGTTCGTGATGGAGGGGGCCCGCCATGCTTGCGCAAAGCTTTGTTCAACGGCCGATGCCCGTCGCCTTGGTAGTATTTGATGTTGTTGAGTTCTTGGTCGGTGAGCACCCATCGTTTCTCTCTAGCGATCAGCTTGTCCTCAGCAGCCTGCCCTACCAATGATGGCTTCTGCTCGGGGACCTCTGGAGGCTTGGGTGCTGGCTTGGGCTTGGGTGCTGGCTTGGGCTTGGGCGCTGGCTTGGGCTTCGGCGCTGGCTTGGGCTTGGGCGCTGGCTTGGGCTTCGGCGCTGGCTTGGGCTTCGGCTTCAGCTTGACGATTGGTGTAGGTATCGCAGGCTTGATCGGCGGGAGGTTCACCGGCCCCTTGCCAACAATCCGAACTGGATTGAACGCGAACCCCTTGTCCGGCCGCACCGTCTCAGGCCCGCCCTTCCAGAGCTTCGTCTTCGCACGGGCAGTCTCGTCATTGAATATCTCGATCAGCTTGCACCTGCAGTTGAACCCGTTGGGTGGTGCGATATCGTTCCACCTGGGATCGTCTTTCGGCAGCCGCGTGCCGTCCAGCGCCGCGTGGTTCGGCCGCGTGCGGTCGTCGCCTGTGGCGGAATACTCATACCCCCACAGGATCGACGCGACGGCGGGGTCTTCGTTGGCCATCCACTGCCCAGCCGAGTAGGCCATATTGACCTGCGTGCGAACAAGCGTTTCCAGCAGCCACGGATTCTGCTGGCCGACGCCCGCGTTGCTCAAGCCGCGCTGCAGGTGAGCCATCCCATCCTTGACGTGCATCCCCTGCTGCGCGATCTCCCCGACCGCGGTCTGCACTCTTTTCTCGACCGACTTCGCAGCTCCGCGCATCACACGCACGGATTCGTTGCCGAACTTCGCGGCGAAATCCTCGACCTGTATGGGTGTGAGCTTCTGGCGCTGTGCCAGGTAGTCTACGGCCTTCTCATACGACCACGCCCGCTGAATCGCGGCGAACTTCCAGCCGCAAACAGGCCCGCCGTAAAGGGCTAGGCGAGCGAGGCGTTGCTTGCGCAGACGACGCTCAAAGGTCAGCATCGCCCGCTGCCTTGCCAACAACGCGGCAGCCGTCATCCCAGACCACAGGGCGACAGCACCAGCCTCGCTCGCCTGCCTGATCAACGTTCCAAGATCGCCGTTCCCGTTGTACGCCGAGAACACCGCGTCACGAATGCCAGCGGCGACACGCCGCATTGTCCGCTCACCGATCCGTTCCATCGTGCGGCGTTCCCTGTCGATGCGGACCGCCTGGATTTTGGCAGACCGCGTGGCCATCAGTTGCCGCCCCCGTGTGCTTCGTCGAAGACGGCGCCCAGCACGTCGTCGGGCTTGGGCTCTGGCTCGTCGCCCTCGTCGGGCTCTGGCGTGGTCAAGTCTTCCTGCTCGGTCACGGGCAGGCCAAGTGCCTCGGCCATCTCCCGAACTTCCAAGAGGTCGAGCAGCACGTCGATGTTCTGCGGGTTGCCCAGCACCTTGTCGAGCAGCGTCCTGTAAAACTCGCGCTGTGCACGGTCGAGCCCGACCGATTCCAGACGCACGGAGCCGACGCGAGCCACCCCGAAGTTGTACGCCACGAACGGATCGACAAGGTACCAGTTGGCGTGGCGAATGACAGACTCGAAAAACTGGTCTGCGATCATCAGTGCGATGTCCGCATGTGCCACGGATTCCGCCTTCGTGCCGAGCTGTCCCTCGGTGGCCACACGCTCAGGGATCAGCCAGCCACGCATCAGCAAGGCATCGGAGTAGCGGCGCTGCTCGACGAACCCCGACCCGTGGTTGCCACGCACCTCGAGGAACTGCAGGTGCCACGCCTTCATATCCTCGAGCGATGCGCCCTGCCGCACCAAGTCGCTTGCGAAGCGTGCCAGTGTGTTGGGCATCGCCACGCCGTGCCCCGAGCCAAGGCTCTGCAGCACCTTCTCGGCCAGCTTGTAGTTGTCCTGCTCGGCGCCGTTCCTGTCGCGGCTCGACCCCTCGGGGTATTCGATGATCGGCACCACGCTCGACACCTTCGCGTTGTACTGGTCTTGCTTTTTGAGCAGTGCCTTGGCGTTGTTGTACTCGTCACGGATGTTCTCGTGGCGGCTGCGGCCGTAGAGGTTGCCGCCCTCCTGGTCGTAGGTCATCACGAAGCTGTTTTCTGGCGGCAACGTGGTGTTGCCTTGCTTGAGGCCCGCAAACGCGCCGTGCGCGTCGGTGAGTATCTGCGTGTTGTCGGGCAGCAGCGGCTTCATTTTGCATACGGTGAGCATGCTACCATTGAGCGCCCACACCTTCTCAAACGGCTGCCAGCCGTAATCGAGCGCGTACAGCATGTTGTGAACCAGGAACGGCCACAGTGACTCGACCATATCGTCCACCGCCTCGCGGGCGGGGTCGTCGTTGCCCTCGTCAGACTGCACGGCAAAGCCCGCCGTCAGGTTCGGCGCCTGAGCGACTGCCCGTGCCAGCGCAACCGTGGGGTGCCGACGCATCGCGCGGTATGTGCGATAGTCGCCCGTGCCCGGCGCGTTGCCGTCGTCGAGGTTGATCGTCTGCGCAACGTCGCCAATCGAGCCCTTCTTCTGCTGGTCGGTCTGCTCGCCCTGCGAAGGTTTCTTGCGGAACCAGTCCAGAATCCTGTGCTTGGCCATCGACTTGCTCCAATCCTCAAACGGAAATGCGGCCGCCCACGGTGTGGCGGGCGATCACACGTGCAGGGCGCAGATAGTGAATGCGGTAGCCCTCGGCGTCGGAAGCGTGCGAACGGTCGTGCTCCCGCTTGTCGATCTTCCCGTCCGGTCCGCGGCGCATCTTTTCCAGGTCGCCGATCAAGCGCTTGCACCTGGACGTGCAGTACCAGTGCGACTTGCCCACCACGTCACGCATCGCCACGCAGAAGGCGTTCAGGCGGTCGACCACAGGCGGGTTCGCACGGGGCACACGGAACCGATAGGGAATGCCCATCACTTCCAGCTTTTGCTGAATGATCGAGTAGCACGTCTCGCCCGTGCCAGCCCACGCCGACTTGCCCGTTGCGTCCCCGAACACTTCCAGCTCTGGCCACACGAACCCCCCGTGGGTGCTGACCCACTGCTCGAACATCCCGAGCAACGTGATGACGTCCACACGCGGGCCGTGGAACTCCTCAGTGACGATCAGCGTGTCGGTGGCCTGATCGTACTGGCCAAGCAAGGCGTGCATCCCAGGCGAGATGTTGAAATCGAACATCATCTGCAGCGGGCGTTCGCTGGCCAGCTTGATGTCGTCGCGCACGTGGACAGCCTCGTCGTAAGGCGGGTAGAGTGCCTGCCCTCGCATCGGCACCGCGTCGCCGTCCAGGTATTGGCGGATCAACTCAGGCGACAGCAGGGCACGCTGTGCGGCGTAGAAATCGGCCGCTGCGGGGTTGTCGCGGGTCAGTGCCCGATACAGGGCGTGGCCGGGGCGGTGACTGTGGAACATGTCGTACACGCTCGTGGTGTCGCCCTCGTTCGTGTAGGTGAACATTCCCTGAACGAGCTTTGCGGCCGGGTGCCTGATCCGTCCTGTGAGCTGTAGCAGCGGATCCCGCGTCGGCTCCACATCGGGGCGCAGGGAAGACCAGCGGCTCGGCTCGTCGCCCCACGCGGCGCCTACTTCCCAGCCTGTGATCCGCTCAGGCTTCTCGGCCGAACGGATCATGATCTTCGACGGGCGCCGCAGTGTGCCCAGGTCGTGCAGTGTGTATTCCTGCGTCGACGGTGACCACGACCAGTTGCACCCGATCTCATCAAGGGCGTCGGTGATGTTCGGGCACACGTAATCGCGTGCGTTGGCGAAGGTGGGCGCCACAGCCACGCTCGGCACGAACGTTGCGCGGCCGTGTGCGTCGAAGGCGTTGAACAGGTGGAGCGTGATCAACTTGCGGGCGCCGACCCACGTCTTGCCGGACATCCAGCCGCCCTCGAGGGCGATGAATCGGTTTGACCAGTCGGCCGCGAAATCCGCCTGCCCGCCGTCGTACGGCTTGGGCGAGGCGTCACTCGTCGCTAGTTGTACCTGTCCCATCGCCGTCGCCTTCGCTCGGTGGCTCGCTCGGTGGTTCCATCGGATACGCGATCCGCCGCGGCCCGTCGTCGTCCAGGTCACTCTTCACAAGGATCAAGCCCGCCGCCTTGGCCGCCTCGATCCCAATGCGAACCCAGGACTGTTGCACGTCGTTGAGCGTCTTCACCGACCGCGAGAGGCGGTCAACGTCGCGCGGCTCAATCAATATCGGGATCACCTTGCCGTCGTCGTCGCGGGGCTGGACGTTCCGCACGATCTGGTCAAGCAATGCCGCGATAATCGAGGGCATCTGCTCGACCACGTTGTCTGGCGCGGCGCCCTGTCGCTGTGCCCGTTCCATCGTCGTCCGCAGAGATCCCAGCACCTGGTCCGCTACAGAGCTATCTTCCGCGCGCTCCCGCCGATCAGCAGCGTCGTCGTCGTGCTGATTCGGGCCACTCAGGAAGTTGCGTGGGTGCTTTGGCATCGTGCCCTCAATCCACCACGTTGACATCGTCGGCGACGATCACCAGGCCGTCGGGGTAAGCCGTGGTCACCAGGACCCAACGACAGTCCTGCGCCGAGCCCTTGTCGGCGGACGCCACGATCCCCGTGCCAGGCGTCCAGGTCACCACACCCGCAGCGGTCAAGGCGAACTCCGAGGCGTGCGTCACGGAGCTGCGTTCCAGCACGAAGGCGCCAGCCGTTCCGATCTGCAGGGTCAGCGAGGTGAACGAGGTAGCGGTCAGGTCGTACGGCGTCTTGCTCTTGCCGCCGTCCGTCGAGTATTCGAGCGTATCGCTGATCCCGTTGTTGTGGTCTACGTACAGGGTTCGGCTCATCAGTCGGCTCCTGGCCAGTGCAGTGATTCTGCGGCGAGCACCTGCGTGGTGTCGTTCGCTCTGAGCAGTCCGCGATTCGTCGCGGCGAGCACCTGTGTCGTGCC